TCTGGAAGCTTAAAATGCCCGAGGTCGTTTCCAAAAGAGCAGAAAAGTGAAAAAGGCTAAAGGCAAACATCCCTTCAATGCGCTGAATGCGATGCGGGTAAAAAAGATATCGTCTCCGGGACGTTATGCTGATGGAAACTGTCTTTATTTGGTTGTCGATCAATCTGGCGCTAAACGCTGGGTGCTTCGCATTATGGTGCATGGCCGAAGAAGGGACATGGGTCTAGGAGGTATAAAAACGGTTACCCTCGCAGAGGCCCGCGCCAAGGCATATAGATATCGCAAGGTAGCCAGAGAGGGCGGCAACCCTTTTGGGGAGCAACGGTGATGCGTAACTCAAACGACTACTATCCAACCCCGCATTCAATAATTGAAATTGTAATAGAACACCTGAATTGGGAAAACGTGACTCCCTGGGAACCGTGCGCTGGGGATGGCCGATTTGCTGATGCACTCGATCAAAAATACGGATGCAAAACGGTCCGACACGACATAACCACCGGCAAAGACTTTTTTGATTGGGATTACGCACAAACAACGGATCTCATTACCAACCCCCCGTTTTATTGCATCCGAGATTTTATTGATCATGCGTTTTCCATTGGCGTCTTGAGAATGGCGCTGGTCTGTCCCGAAAGATTGTGGGCATGCAAAAAAGGCAGCAACCAATGGAAACGACATATGCCGACTAGGTGGATAAATCTTGATTATAGGGAAGATTATTTAGGTAAAGGCGGAAAACCAGATAGGGCTTTGGCCGTTGGCATTTGGGATACGCCACATGCAGAAAAATGCACGTATGAGATTTGGGGGCGTTATGGCACGGGGGATTAATAGACTTTCTGCGAGAGCGGTCGAAACCGTAAAAAAACCTGGCCTGCTTGCCGACGGCGGCGGTCTTTATCTCCAGGTATCTAAATCAGGCACCAAATCCTGGCTCTATAAATTTATGCTGAATGGGCGATCGCGAGAAATGGGACTGGGCTCATTAAAGGGCGTGAGCCTCATGGATGCGCGAGAGAAAGCCGCTGGTTGCCGTTCTTTACTGGCGGAGGGCATTGATCCGATTGAAGACAGAAAAACCCGGCAAAATGAATGTAAAGAGGAGGTGTACGTCTCCTTTGTGCGGTCAGGTGAGAGGTCCGGTGATAAGAGAGTCCTCACCGTCCACCAAGGCAACGCCCTTGTAATTGAGACTGAGCTTACCCAAGGCACAATACATAAATTGTTACGTGAGCTTGTAAAAATAATGTGATACCGTAAGCTGTCACTCACGTTAAAGGACAAAACCTCACAATCAAACGTATCGTAACATAGTTGGTTTAGGTCTAAAGAGCTAAGTGATACCCTATGGATGATTTATTATCCTTTTTAAAAGATTCGGTTGACTATGATCCCGAAACAGGCGTCTTTCGCTGGAAGAAAGAGCGCCCCCTTGAACACTTTTCGTCTGAAACGTACCGCAAGGCATGGGCTTCTCAGTATGGGTCTAGGAAACTAAACGCCGGGGACAACGGATACGTCTACGTCCAGCTAAACTACCTTGGCAGAAAAAAGCGCGTCCGAGCGCACCGCCTCGCGTGGGCCCTCGTCCACGGAACGTGGCCCACGGACCAAATAGACCACATCAACGGTGACCGAGCCGATAACCGCATCGTCAATCTCCGCGTCGTCACCAACGCTGAAAACGGACGGAACCGGAAGCTATCCAAGAACAATTCCTCCGGCTACAACGGCATCTATAAAATAAAACGATCTAACTCATTTCACGTCGAAATTCACTACAACAACCGGCGCATCTTCCTGGGGCAGTTTAAAAAACTGGAGGACGCCATCCGAGCGAGAAAAAAGGCAAATCTAAAGTACGGTTACGCTGAAAACCATGGCCTGCCCCGTTGAGGTAGTCTTCGATAAATTTGGATGCGACACCCGAACCGGGTTGGTGTACCGCGCCTGCAAGGACGGGCCCCTGGTAGTTTGGAAACCCTTCCTAACCATCAATGAAGAAGGCTACATCGTTACCTACCTACGTTGGGAAAAGAAGACATATTACGTCTACGCCCACCGTGTGGTGTGGGCCTTTGCTCACGAATCTTGGCCCTCGGGCCTAATCGATCACATCAACGGCAATCGCTCCGATAATCGTATCGCTAATCTTCGCGACGTTCCCGCAGGCGCTAACAGCAAGAACAAAGCTCGATACAGAACAAATATCTCTGGTGTGACAGGCGTCAGTTGGTGCAAGGCACGCCGGAAATGGAGAACCAAAATAACCTCCAATTATGTGACCACGCTCCTCGGACACTTCGAGGACTTTGACGAGGCCGTGCGGGTGCGCCGCAAAGCCGAGCGCGAGAAAAACTTCCATCCAAACCATGGCCGCAAAAAGTGATCTTGTAGACGTTAGAATAAATAATTGACACCTATGTCGTAAGGGTCTATATGGGATGTTATAGGCCCTTACACATAGGAGAACTTAAATGGCTAGACTAAACAACGATGAGCGAAAAATTATCTTTGACGCCATCAACTGCATGCGCGGTGTAAACCGCGAACTGCTCGACACTTACACCGTTGGGCTTCGTACAATCCAAGAAACGGAAGAAGCCTGGATTAAAATGGAGCGTCTCTTCAACGACGGGTGCTGGAAAGCTGCCGACTATTGGTGCGATTACGTGTACAAGGCCGCCGATAAAATTGTCGAGGAGGCTGAGACCAATGAAACTAAATAATGTACCCATCTCAGCGCCACAATTCCATCGAAGAGGTTTAGTGCCACTTGGTCGTTACTCCACGTTTGGAGAACGGCTCCGTGTCGCAATGTATTGCGCCCAAACTACCCAGTCGCGGCTAGCACGCAAATTGGGCGTCGCACAATCATCCATAAACGGTTGGATAAACAACAGGTCAATGCCGAGCAGCAATTTCATCAAACCGATGACCAAGGCCCTTAATGTAAGTGCTGACTGGCTCTTGGACATTGACCAACCGGAACCGGGAAAAGACCCCGTCGATTACTCCATAGGACACTTTCTAAAGCAGACTGCCGCTGACTTGGACAAGGCCATAACCCGCCTCGAAAGGATAACGGGCAAAGCTACCAGCTTAAAAGCCGATAGGTGCCTCGGAGACCTCGTGACCAACGACAAATCTGCGGTTTGGAGCGACGACGATGCTTGATATGATAACAAAAGGTTATGACACGGTCCTCAAGTGGCAAAAAGCGGACCCCATGAACCCACAAACGTGGCCCACGGGCCTGGAACTACGAAAGGACCTCTTGCGCCAAGCTAACGAAATAGAGTGGCGCTCGAAAGATTTTGCTAGAGCCGACGCCCTGCGGAAGCAGGCCGACGAAATAGAGGAGGACAAGCTCTACCCACCATTTTAAGTTGAGGCCCTCACCGCCCTCTGACATGAAGGGCCGTGCCTCGCTTTCTCTTAACGGTGCGAAAGCCATGAAACATTCCTGAAGTGCCGTGGGCCTCCTAAGTTCAGTAGCGGCCAAGGATGTAACCGTATCCTTTTTAGGAATAACCCCACCAGTTTTCTCCATACTGGTGGGGTTATGCGTTTGACGCATAGCTGGTATGCAATAATACACTAACTCTTAACTAGATATAAGTTAACTCTCTCAATTCCGTTAACCTTTTGTTAACCTTTATATGCGATAATTCTTATATCGAAAGAACGGGGCCAACCCCGTCACGCTCTTACACATTGTGAATATGCTTGGGACGGTTTAAGCGGACCGAGATGCTCTAACGATTGGAGAATCGAATGAAGCTTAAACTGAAAGCCGTCAACCACGGCAAAGACAAAAACCGATTTTGCGGTCCTTCCGTAATATCCGCCGTCACCGATCTGACTACCGGAGAGGCTGCACGGCTAATCCGAATGAAAACCGGAAAACGCATGGTCACGGGTACGCATGCAAGCGAGGTCGAGAGTGTCCTCAACGACTGCGGTATCCAAATGACCACGCTACCCCCGCCCGAAGGTTGCAAGTTTGGGCGGTCCAAGGGCATCACCCTGGCGCACTGGCTTCGACTTACACACGGCCAGCGCAAAGACCGAATATTCTTGGTCGTCGCAGGGTGGCACTGGCAATTGATTAGTGGCAATCGTTACGTGTGTGGCCGTATTTCATCCGAGGGCATTGTCTCTATCAAGCACCCAAAAGTGAAACGACGGGCACGTATCGCTGAAGTCTTTGAACTAACCTCAGATAACGTCAAAATGCCAGACACAGATGTGTCGAAGCCTAAATACCCTAATGCCGCTATCCGAGCGAGAGATGGTCGCTTAGACCAATAACCATAAACCACGGCTCTCGGTCCACTTAAACTGTTCCAGGCAAATCGCTATATATATATAGGGGAGAAATTATTTTTTTTGAAAAAAATTATTTTTGGGGTGGAACACGTGGAACAAATGGAACAAAGCTCTGTATCCCTTATTGGAGTTCAAAAATCGTGTTCCACTAAGTCCAAAAAGTGTTCCATTTGTTCCACCCAAGGTGATTGGATGCCATCTGAGAGCGTAAATTTCTTAAAAATTTGGTTGAACCCCCCTTATATATAAGGCAGAAAACTTGTAGGCCTCATGTAAATTAACGGTGAAGAAAATGGGCAAACATGCTGTAAAGAAAAAAGACGCTGATCCTGATTGGGTTGAGACCCGTGGTCGGAAACCGCTGACCGCAAATACTAAGCTAACCCGTAAGCAGGAGCTTTTCGTAAAGGAACTTGTCAGCAAGGACGGGCAGATAACATTGCGGGAGGCGGCCATTAATGCAGGCTACCCTGCTAGCAGCGCCCACAGTAGGGCTTATGAGCTTACTAATCCCGATAAGAGCCCCCACGTAGTAGCTGCTATCCGGGCGTACCGCGAGGAGCTAGACGTAAAATTTGGGGTAACCTATCAAAGGCATCTGCGCGACCTCCAGACAATTCGTGACATGGCATTGCAAAACGGTGCTTACTCCGCCGCCGTCCAGGCCGAGTATCGACGTGGGCAGGCCCAAGGAGACATATATGTGAACAAGTCCGAGATCAGACATGGGTCCATCGATTCCATGTCTAAAGACGAAGTGTTAAAAGCCTTAGAGGAGATCAAGCAGAGCTATGCCCCCATCACCATCGATATCACTCCCGAAGAGCCGGACAATACCGCGAACCGCAGCAAAGCGAGAAAGCGGCTTGTGGAAGCTAATGAAGGAAGGGGTGACGAAGAGCCAGAGGAAACTATTGATGACGAGGCTGGAGACCTGGGCGACGCCGGGGATACCTGATGTCATCATACAAGATGAGAACGGCTTGTTTCATTTTGTGGAGCTAAAACATACTGGCGGTAGAGCGATAGAGCTATCTCCCCATCAGATAACTTGGATGGATAACCATAAGAACGGCAGCGCCTGGATTTTGGTTAGACGGTCTACCCGCAAAGAGAAAGACACAATCCGAGTCTACCATGCGTCCAAAGCTATTGACGCCAGAATGGAAGGGATAAACTGCCCGCCAAATCTTTTAGTTGAGGAGCCATTTAATTGGGATGAAATTATGGGGTTGATTTGTCCTAGATAATCGCATACAGTGCCCGCTCCTTAACACAACGGAGAATCGAGATGGGCATTCTTAGAGAAGGCTTTGAAATGGATCATACGACGATCTGGAATAAAGGCACTACGCTGGAGCTTGGAATGGTCGGGTTCCATCATGAAAGTCAGACGGCTTTTGTTGAGTGGTATGATGATCAGGCAAAATTGACGAAGGCCGAGGTGGACCGCCTGATTAAAGCGCTTCAAGCGGTAAAGAGGAAATTCCCAGACGATGCCTAAATCAATCAACGAACGCCAAGCCGACCTGGCCGGCCACTAGGCCCCAGCCCTGGACGCACACCTGGCCAGGGCTTTGGGGTGCAAACTACCACCTAACCGAAGGGATAAAGACATGATTTACCATCACACAGAAACAATCCCGCATCCTCGCCGTCATGGCTGGACCGTAAAAATAAAATTTTACGTCCCGCCCAAGGCAGACGGAACACCCGATAAAAGGTCAGCGCCCCGCGCAAGCCGTGGGGTTGTCCATTATCACCAGAATGGCCACAAGCGAATTTATTTTGACAATGTGTTGCGTTTTGAGCGGTACGCCAGGCGCGGGGAGAATAGGCAAAATTGACCTAGGAGTACGCCCCCAACATCGGCCACTAGGCCCCAGCCCCGGAGCGTGAAAACGTGGCCGGGGTTTCGGGTGCAAACGTCCCGGCGAAGCGCTGCAACGCCAAGCCGGGACTGATCACAACAACGAGAGAAAGGAGAATAGAGATGTCTTGGAAACCCGTGTTCATTATGAACGACAACGAAAGGGCCTATAACGGCCAGCGTTTTGCCACCCAGGAGGAGGCGCGGCTTAGTGCTGACCGTAGGTTTGGGGTCTGGACCATGCCTGTTGATTTCACAACTGAGGAAAGTGATGATCCGGTAAACTATGTGTTTGATCCAATCAAAGGAGACGTCAGTGTTTCTACTTAGTTTACTTGGACGCCTGTTGTACGGGCCAGATTGGAAAAAGTACGCCAACATATCACCCCCAAAAAAGATGCGGACAAGGTCCCGCCGCCGTAGGAGTTTTTAAGGGGCACTGCTAAATCTTTTGATGAGGCGTATGACCTTCTAAAGAAAAGGGATGACGCTAAGAAAAAATAAAACTTGACCCGGGCTTGACCCGGGTTTTCTTTTCTGTCATAACGTATGCGCTTTAACCCATACATAGGAGATATGACTATGACTTACTTACTATCTGACTTGAGAGATATTTATGACCCTTATGCGATTTTCGTCGGGCAGCCAAACTCTAAGCATACTGTCCCTTGGATTGGCACTTTAGAACAGCGCGTTTTGCAAGCATATGAGCCGCCGGAGGATGAAGATAAAAACCCCCGCCATGCGGCGTGGTTTATTGCAGGCCGTGCAGGCCGTTCGGATGGTACATTTGGCCGCTGGGAGTATGGCGACACATATCGCGAGAACATACTAGACACGATGCATCTCAAATATGCCTCCCCAGAATTTATAGAGGCTTACCGGAACTATCCTTTCACTTTTAACGGTGCGGCATAATGGATACCATCACCGTAATTATTGAGGCGGGTTGCGTGGTTGATGTTAGAAACCTTCCGCCCGGCTGGCTTTACGAGATTGAAGATAGGGACGTAACCCCAGATGATGAGGAGGCCGAGCATGAAAACCATCGTCCACGTTAACCAGCACGTTTGGATTGAAACAAAGAGCGCCGTTAAGACTATCCAAAAATAAAACCTAAGCCCGGGCTTGACCCGGGCTTTTCTTTTTGGCATAAGGTATGGGAGTTAACCCATACAGAGGAGAAAATCATGTTGAATTGTACCGCTATCAGTCGCGCTAAAAAAACCGCAGGGCTTGCAGTCACCTATCGCGCCGCCCCCGGCGACATGTACGGCACTTGTCCGGACACCTGCCCGCTTAAACCCGTTGAAACAAAAACCCGCGAGATAGACCGCGAGTACGAGAGCGCCGTCCGGCATTCCGTACCAAAACGCGGGCTTGCTTTTTTGTTTACGCATTTCGCCCCGCATTTATGGGCGGAACGTAACACCGGCGACCGGGCACAATGCACGTTTAATTATTCCGCCCCGACGCTAGAGGCCGCCGCAAACGAAACCGCGCTAGGAAATGCCAGCGTGGCCGTCGTGCCCGCCGATTATTGGAGCGGTCGCGACAGCGATAAGGTAACAACGGCGCACGGCGTCCGGGGTGTCCGGTGTCCTGACGAAACGTCTGGTATCGGTTGCGCCGGTTGCGGCAATGGTCGCCCCTTATGTTCCCGAGCCGAACGGGAATATTTCATCGTGTTTACCGCACACGGCGTATCGAAACGAAAAGCGGGAGACAATTCCGAGCGCGGCGGATGCTATGCGGGCGGCGGTAACGTCGCGTTGCATTGGCGCGGTTTATCCAATCGCGAAGAGCCCGCCGAGTCCGACGCCGCCGCACACCGGGAGTTCGTCAAAACACTGCGACCGCATACTATTTTGAGGGCTCACATCGCGGGCGATATCGGGCGGGTTAACGCGGCATAAAATAAACCGTTGACACGATACGCGACATTATGCGAGAACAACGGGGCGGGGCAATTCCGCCCCGTTTTTTTTTATGGAGAACTGAAAATGTCACACGAACTAGCAAAACAGGCTGACGGACGGATTGCGATGGCTTATCGGGAGGGCGACGCCGCCCCA